ATGTAAATTGTGCGCCAGTGCGCTGTTTGTTCAGGGCAGCGTGTGTTTATCACACCTGCATTACGTTTAGGACATTGTACAACCATCGGTTAAACAATGTTCCATTACAGGTTCGTGAGAAGGATTTCTCATGTTCCTGTATTTTGTACAAGGGTGCATTGTATGCTCCTCCGGTACTATTTCCCTTCGCACCATTGCAGGTGCAGGAGGGTTTCTCTTCTTTGGAAGATTCCATACGAATCCTTCTTGAAGTGCTGCTTTTCGTGCTTTATCGGCATTGATCAGCATTACTCTATTTGCGTCCTGTTCGTGCGCAATTAGAACATTCTTTAATTTTATACAATTAAAGTTAAACTTCCTCGCGGCCGCTGGATTTGCGGGTGGGGAGAGTTTTGCAGCGTTAAGATGTGCAGTCGTAACGCTTCCATCTGAGTTCACCAGAAGCATTTTCTTCTTTGGTATTCTCATCCACTCATCCGTTAAAGTAAATTTTATCGGCGTAGTGGCTGCCTTCCTTGGTAGGGAGGGTTTCGGTGTAGGGTCAGTTGTGTTCTTTTCCCTTTCCGTAGAGTTTTGAGGCTGTTCGTTCCTCATTTTCTCTTGGTTCTTCCGACGTTGTAATCGGTCGAATTTCTGGTCACGCTCGTTAGATTCGAACGTGATCAAAGGGGGCAATTCCCCGGTTACATTTGGAGTTTGTTCTCCAATTGGAACATATGCCTTTTCTATATTCATTACGAATTCAGATGGTACAGGGTCTTTACAGTATGAATCAATATACTGTTTGACCTCATTTTCTTGAAGGGGGAAAACCCTCTTCAGGAAATCTAGAGACGCGTAGTTCTCTCCTACCTTTCGTACCAGTATGTTTACTAGGTGAAGGCAGACTTTCGTCAAAGGGTCTCCCATTAGGACCCCTTGCCGAAGCATTACGAACCTCGGTTCCCTAAAGGGGGAATCGTGGGTCCATTCTTCTCCGTACGTAGCCATTGGCCCGTACGCTTCGAAAACTATAGGTCGAGGGGCAAAGCATGTCCCTTTTACTATCATTTGGAGAATGGGTGGTATTCCGCACCTTTTCATCCAATATTCGGCTATGGGTTTCGCAACTTCATGCCGAAGTTTGTCCGTTGCCTCACTGTAATCAGTAGAGGACAACCACAAGTCCCTGTATGTTTTCTCGACTACTCGAGTTCCATCAGGTTTTATTGTCGTTTCACGGTGCTTCTCCGCGAAAAGATAATCTTTACCTTCTGACGTCCAGCCAGATCGGTAAGTATTCCAGGCGTGGCTTGATTTTGACATGCCGCTCTTGGATGACTCAATCTTACTCAAAGGATGAGAACAGATTTTGTTTACAACGTCAAGTACTATTTTAAGTGCTGACATTGCTTTTGTGACAGTCCGGGCCTTTCCTGGTTCGGATATCATAACAAGTGCCGCCATACGGATTTCGTGTGGTGGCATTTT